CTGGGCTACTAATCGCATTAATCTCTGTCGTAGAAAGATTTTGGATTGCTGCGTTGCGAAGTTCATTCTTCGCTAGGTCTAGATACGAGCTTAACGATATACTCGTTACTTCTATCCCCGATACAATTTTTAAAGCCATGGTTTATATTTTTATTGTCCTACAAATTTAATACTAATTTAGATACGCTTTTCCGGCGGTAGCCGAGTCAAAGGTTAGCGTGACTTGATTTAAAGAATCATAAGTAACCTCACACAAAATGACTGTATTGGCGGAATTGACCACAGTAACCGAGGCGTTCTTACCTAGATTATGGGTGATTACCCAAGTATCCGAGGCAGAAGCCTGATCATGAGTGTAGGTCTTATCACTACCGCTACTTGTAGCAATACCTGAAATACTAATCTTCGTAGGGTTTACAGTCCTACTATTGATTGATATTGCAGATGAGTCACCTTGTTTTACTGTTATTTTAGCCATTATAATGTGATGTCCTCGTTCACTTTAAAGATTCCGTATAGCCAAGTTTTAATCGTTCCTGTAGAGGAGTTGTCATCGCCATCCGAATCTGATTGGATGTCATATACATACATGCCTCCATCAACCGCCTCCATGGTAGACCCTGGGGCAGCAACTGTTAGTGTGTTGCTACTATCCCCACTCACTGTATAAGTAAAATTAGTATCATTTAATATTGTGCCTGAAGCCGTGTCGCTTTCACGCACATCCATTTTAAATGAATAAGCAGATAGGTTAATAGCCGTTCCAGAGTCGTCCGTAAAGGTCAACTCAAGATTAAAACTATCGCCCTTTCTACAGGTGATGTCTAGTCTTTGAGCGGTATCGAGATTTATCGTAAGAGCCATATTGCAAAGGTACTAACTTATTGATTGTTAAAAATTTGAGCCAAATCATCCGTGTCTTTCAACTCCTCTCTTTTGCCTTGGCGTTGAGAGATTAGTTTAGACTGCTCAACCGCTTGTTTTTCAACACGCTCATCTTTTCGATCTTCCTTCATGGACTCAATATTTTGACGGAATGAATTACCCCCTTGTGTTTGCGCCATCACGATTTGAGACTTCATTGCTTGAATCTCTTTGTCGTATTGGTGTTGGAGTTGCATCATTTGAGCCTTAATCTTGGCTTCCATCTGAATCTTTTGCATTTCCAATTGAGTTTCAGCCTGCTTCTTCTGCAATTCCAATTGTGTAGATTGTTGTTGCGTTTGAGCATTGGCTTGTGCTTGTGCTTGGATATTTTGCATTTGAGCCTGTTGCTTTTGCTTGAGTCGTTTCTTTCTTCGTAGAATGAGCAGTCTTTCAGCCTGATCTATATCACGAAGGTTACGAATAGCAATAGCATCCTCTAGGTCTATCTCTTGTTGCCCTAAAGCAATTTGAATATTCTGCTCCATGTATTGTCTATCGAGATCGTCCATTGCCGAAACAATACGAACACCGAAGTTATACATAGGCAAGTCTTTGAAACTATTCAATATAGACATGTTGGTCTCTCCGATTGCATTCGCATATATACGATAGAGAACGCTTTCTTCCGGAATGATTTGCAAACACTTAATGATATCTTCAGCAACACGCTTGTAGAGAACCTGTGCCGAATGGGTGATATCATATATTGCGTTGTTACCCGCCGCAAGTTGTTGTTGGCGAACACCCACTAACTGATCCCCTTTGGGAGATGTACCATCCATTACTTCGTTGATACCTGTAGCATCACGAATCATACGGAGGTTGTGGTTGTATATACCAATAAGCTCGTTGATGTTTCTAATTTGGTTGTCGATTGCTCGAACAGGTGGGTTTTGGAATCCACCCTCTGGGTTCTTGCTTCGGTAGTAGAAAACACCTGTTTGTTCGTAGATGTCTTGTAGTTCTAGAGGTTCTAGGCTTCCGCTACGACCCAACTGCACATTCTCCAATCCTTCGATGTCAATGATCAGACCATCTGGTTTTGCTTTGGCGATTGCTTGTTGTAGTTTCAAATGAGACAACTGCAACTGATCGGCGAAACTAATGATACCCGAAACCAAAGACTTCGGCATCATACGGCGAATGTTCGTGCTTATAACATTGTAAGACAATCGAGTCTTCGTGATGTCATGGATATTCTTCGGAATATTTTTCTTGATTCCGTAGTTGTAGATATGTTTTGTCCCAATCACAAATGTCCCTCCGTAAAGAGTTGTGTTGGTCATGCAATAAGGTTGGCGTGAGAACACGCTTTCCGCAGGTGCTTTGTATTCCGCTCCTTTAAAGTAGAACCCTGTGTGTCCATGACGATTTTCTTTCTCTTCAAAGAACATCTTGTCTATAGATAAGAATTCAAAGTCTAGCACCTCAACGAAATACTCATCGTATCCGTAGGTTGCTCGTTGTAGGTTCTTATCGTAGTAAGAATGTGTAAGTCTACTCGGATTGTTTTGGAATCGGTTTCGAACAGTCTTTGCTATTTTCTCGTAGGTCTCTTCATCGAACTGATCTCCGGCAATACGCTTTAACTCCTGGATGGTGATGCGCTTGATGTGTCCAGCATAAACCATATCATCGAAGTTGTAGTCTTCGGTATAACTATGGATGAAATAAGCCGGGTCTACATATTCCTCTACGATACCATAGTTAGGGTCGTTGTTTCTTTTAACGACCGCCATACCATTGGTAACAAGATCAGTGACCGCTCTACGATATGTGGTGTCATGGAAGTTGTTCCAATCCAAAGTCATCTTCGTTGCTATCTGCGCAGCGACTTCTGCTTCGGTCTTCACATTGGTGTCCATGAATATTTCGGCTTCCTCTAAACTTTCGGGGATAGCCTCTGGGTCATAGTCCATGTCTACCCCCATCTCCTTGGCTTTCATCAAGAAGTCGCGGGTCATGATTTGACCTTTGAGTTTATTTTTTCTCTTGTCCTTTTCCGTTTGAGACAAAGGATCGACCGCCTCCACATTTGGATATGGATCAGCCGACAAGATTTTATTGACTACAATTTTGACAAACTTTGGAATGATCGGTACGGGTGACCAATCAAGATTCAATAACGATCCATCCCCATTATTTGGGTCGAGACTGTTTAGAATTTGTTTGTATCGAGATGTGTCTTGAGTACCATTCGCATAATCACGATTGGTCTCAAATTCTTTTTTTCTTCGGTAATATAACGAACCCTCGTCATCCGAACTCCCCCATTGACCCTCAATAGCCTTGGCGTATTTTAACCCATAGGAATTACTCGCCTTAATTTCAGGTGAAGCCAATGGATCAGGAAAGTTGCCGTACCTTTCGTTTTCTTGTGGATTATCAAACATTTCGTGAGATAATAGTTATTCATGCAAATATACCAATTAATACAAGGTCAATACCCTAGGGTACTAGAGCTTATACCTTCTAAAGAACTTCTTCTCGCTAAAGTCCGACTGCTTTTTTTCTTGCTTGACTTTTTGCGCCCCCAATAAAGCAAGACCGCTTGAAATTGTTAAATCGTATTTTGTACGATTATCAATCTTAAACCCGATCCAATCTTCTAGGGTTCGAGAAAAATACATGTTACCAATACTCCCGTCGTTGTCGTTTGTTCCTACATAGTTGTGTATGTATTCTTCCACGGCTTGAGCATGAGCCTGGATGACATCCGCCGAGTTAGACGGAATACCCTTGGTCTTTACATTTACTCGGGCAGAAGTAGAGGTAAGGTGTTGGGGTCTATCCATGATGTAACCATCATATCCTCGTTGCTCAAAATATCGAACGATACCATACTTGTTATTTTCTATGAGCAGTGGGTATCCATAGAACACCGAACACATTAACACATCCTCGTAAAATATTTTTGCTAGTGGGGGTCTTGATGCATATTCGACCACAAACATATTAGAAGGGCAGGCAAGGTTGAACTTGTTGTAAAGATGCATAGCACCTTTAGAACCTCTACCATCAAGCGTAGCATCGAGGTCGTAACTATCGACCCCGCCAACACCGATATGAGCATTTCCAGGTTTCTTGATACCTCGCTCTATAACCATGTTGTTTCGCATATCGGCTGGGGGAAGCCAAGATATATGAAACCGCCCATTAATATCTGGGTTAAAGACAACCTTCGTGTCTTGTACTCCGTCTTTCCAAACAAAGTTACCTCTTACAATTGGATTAGGAAAAAGGTTGTCGTTATAACTTATCTGCTCATATATCTTCGTAAGATTAAAAAGAGACCCCTGGATACTATCACGAAAGGCTTCGTCCTCGGTAAAAGGAAACTGTCGGATAACCTCGTTTAATTCCGAATGGTCATTTTTTAAAGAGTCTCTTTCGTTTTTCAAGAATGTCTTTGCACCTATATCGATCAACTCTCCGTCAATGCCTTCGATGGGTTGGTCCGGGTCGTCAATTACCGGATTTCCGTATATATCAAAAAACCCTTCGAGTGCCTCATAGGAAGGAATGAATATTCTATATAGACCCGATCGAGTCCTTCCGTTTTTATTTCGTTGGTAGGGACTGCTATCTTGCCAGAGTTCTTTATATTCTTTTCCGCCCTTATTCATTGGATTCACAGTAGAACCCATCAAACATTTCCCGATCACCCTACGACCTACAATAAGACATGTTCTTTGGATACGCCACGCCTCACGGATGTCGGTAGGCTTCTCCCACTTACCTGCCTCATCCAAATAAAGCATGTGTAGTTTTTCACCATCGTAAGCATTATTGGTTGTGTTCTTCCAATTGATTATGGTGTTTAGGGCTTCGCCTTGTTGAGAGGTTTTATTCTTCTTGGTGATTCGCTTTGCAGGTTCTCGGAATGCGAGCTCCATACGAGGGTTGGTCGTACCATCTTGAATAGGCTTGAAAAAGAATGGGTAGGATTTAAATATTGAAACAATCTTCTTCATAAAGATATTTTCTTGAGCATCCTTACCCGTCTTGGATTGTAGCCCAAGTAATTTTTCCTTTACCTGTGTACCCTCATCGACTAGCGTACAAGCACTCATATTTGTATATCCACTACGGCGACATTTGGTATATACTTGACCCAGTGATCGGGGGTCTACCTCACATGCTTTTTGGTGAACGAAAAGTCTTTGTTGGAATTCCAAGTAGTAGGGATGTCCAATATCTAGTTTCGACCATTGGAGCATCATGTAGTGCCTCCCTGTTATATAGGTGGGTACACCATTATTCATAAACCACACCCCATTATTTCTACGCTCAAATTCTTGTTGGATATATGGGAGGTATCTATTCCTAAACTCTTTAGGCATTTCCAACCATTCGTCCATCGATCTTATTCGAGACATTTCTTGAGGCATAGATATTCTCTTCCAACACTGATCCTCTTTAGGAAGGTTAGAAAATAAAATAGTTCCCATATCGGGAACTTTAGGGAGTTGTATATATAGACCGGCAAGTTCTATGATGTCGCCTTCGCTATCGTTTGCACAGATATTAATTACGGAATCATC